TTATTCCTGATAACATATATTTTGATTGGAAAGGTCTAGGATTTTTTTAGATGCCTCCATACGTCTTTCTGCCAAAACTTCTTGAGTTTTATTGAATAATTCTTTAGTTATTATTGGCTCATGCAAGCCATCATATAATTTTCCCTCATATCTTATCATTCCACAATATACAGGATTTGTTAAAGCATATGAGATTGTCCTGTGACTCCAAGGTACGCTCTTGTTAACAAATATCTTGTTGTCATTTAGATAATCTCTTAACTTAGATATTGATTTTCCTTTGATATATAATTCATATATTTTTTTAATCAAGGCTGCCTCTGCAGGAACAATATCTAATGAGCTTGTTTCTTTGTTATATGTATATCCATATGCTGGGTGTGCCCACATCATTGTTTTACCTGATTTTGCACGACCAACTTTTCCTAGCATCATTCTCTCTTTGATTTGTTCACGTTCAAGTTGAGCAAATACTGACAATATACCTATCATTGCCTTTCCAAATGCTGATGATGTATCAAAATTTTCACTAAGACTTAGAAAATCAATCCCATTTTTAATAAAAATTTCCTCAATTAAATATAGTGTATCTTTTTGAGATCTGCTTAATCGGTCTAGTTTATAGACTAGTATTGTATCAAATTGTTTCTTCTTAGCTGCAGAAATGAGTTTTGTCATTGCAGGCCTCTCAATGTTTGAACCTGTAAATCCTGCATCAGTGAATACTTTATATACAACCCAATCTTTTATTTCGCAGTATGCTTTTAATTTATCAATTTGTTCATCAATAGAGTATCCCTCGTCAGCTTGATTAGTAGTTGAAACTCTAACATAAATTGCTACTTTATTCATTGTCTAATACCTCACTTTTTGTTAAAATGGGTATAGTAAAAAGACCTACAAAATAGGTTCTTTACTATCCTTTCTGATCCCATGCTCAGAGTCGCCAAACTTTGAGAGCGTGGGATTTTTTTAATTCTTTATATTAAATAACTTACTTAAAAACGAAACTATAAATGGGCTAGAAATTAATGCTACTATTACGCTTAAAATATATTTCCAATTACTAATACTAGCTTTAGTAAGTTCATTTTTAAATTCGGCAAATTTTTTATCAATTTCCTGATTTAAAGTCATAATTTTTTGGTCTATCATATCTTTATCATAGATATTCTCGTTTGCGATACTTCTTATTAGAAGAACTGTATTTTTATCATTAGTGTCAATAAATGTAACGTTAGGTTTTTCAGCAATAGGTGTTCTAAAATTCAGATCATTTAATTTTTCCATGACATTATTCTCCAAAATAAGAATATATTGTATGCTCATCTAATATTTCATCATCAGATACACCTTTTAAAACAAATGAAATTCTATATGTGCCAGGATGTTTGACATTAAAATTAAGACCGCTCTTTATAAACGCTTGTCCAATTCCATCTTTTAAAAATACCATGTCTTTATCGTGAAAAATAAATTGCTGGGCACTAAACTCAGCTATTGTTTCTTTGTCATTACTTATATTTACATCAAGTTGATATAATTTATGTGTTTTTACATTTACAAATGGGATAGAAATTGATAATGGAAAATTAATAGGATATTTATTTGTTCCAAAAAAATATGAAAAATCTGTTTGTCTATTATCGTCATGAATTATTGAAATATTTGAAATTTTTTCGCTAAAAGGGTTTTTGTCCATTTTTTGACCTCATTGTTTATACATGTTATTTTGATAACATAAAAATATTAGATAGTTTTTCTTCAATAGTACTATCATCAGCTTTATCATTTGATGTTTGATATTGTCCAAACTTAGATGCTGACATCCAACCGTTTGATTTTGTGTAAATATCAGAGTCTAAAATATTTTCTGCTTTCCAATCTTTATTAAAATTATCAGTTGTAAAATAAACAACTGAACCAGCAACAGTAGTGCCACCATTTTCAAACCAACCCCTAAATACAACTGGTTTATTGGCAGATAGTCCTTTATCAACTATTTGTCTAATATCACTATTAAAATATTCAATACCTTTCTTATCACCAAAAGTTGAATTTATTTCTTTGCTTATGATATAAACATCATTTTCAGCATTGTATTCAAATTCATCGAACACACCAGCTTTTTTGATATCCCCCTCAAATCCTACTAATTCCTCGCTTGAGCTTGATGAACTTTCTGATTTTTTAGCAACCTTTTCTATTTTATCGGAATTGGTTGCTTTTTTTGGTTCATCTTCCCTTGTCAACCAAAACATACCTAAGAATAATAGTCCAAGTATTATCCATGAGACAATATAAAATTTATTTTTCATATCAATCCTCAATGTTTTTTCTTTATTTTTTTATCAATTGATAATTTTATTATCTGAGCAATATTAAATTTTTCCTCTTCTGACATTGGTGGCGCATCATTGTTATCTACGTGATAAGAAATTTCATGTAACTCACCATCAATCTCAACTGTTTCAAATCGTCTAAATCCCATTGACCCCATACTCTTAAACCTCTCTATAATTATCAATTACTAATCCGATTGTTCTTATATTGTCATCTTCATTGAAATAGATATCATCATATTTGCTATTTAGACTTTGTAAATAGTATTGACCGTCATAGTCACGGCGCAATTTTTTTACAAAGTTTTTATTATTGATTTGGAAAATTCCTATTTCATTTGGATCAACCTGACTTGTAACTTTGATAAAAAGTAAATCATCATTATTAATAACAGGTTCCATCGAGTCACCGACAACTTGAGCTATCGTATCATACTTGTCTGGTACCTCATCCTCAATGAGATTAACTTCCATATGAAGATTATCTTCCTGGTAAGTACCGTCACCAGCAGCAACAACACCCTCAACATATGCAGAAATTCTTTTTCTTGAGTCATTAATAGAAATAACATTATTTTCCTGATCGTTTATTTGCTTTTCAGCAAATTCAATTACTGCACTTTGTCTGTCAGGATTTAAGTTTTCAAATATTGATTGTATTTTTGAAATATTATCACCGAACATCATTCTTTGCGGTGAAATATCAAAGTATTGAGCAATATCCTCAATTTCATAAATTTTTGGTGCTCGAGTGCCTGACTCCCACTTTGAAATTGTAGACTTTGTTTTTCCTACTGCCTCAGCAAGTTCTTCCATCGTCATATTGTTAATTGTTCGGTACTTTTTTAACATTTGCGGAAATAATATTTTACTATTCAAGTGATCACCACCTTTTCTATTATATGGTAATTATATTATTATGTTTCAAAAATGTCAACGAAAACGGGTAGAATAAAGAGAAAAAACAAGAACAACGCTATATTTTACAGGATTTTGGTCTTTATTTTTAAAAAAGTTTACTTTTTTTACACAAAACTGTTGACAAATATAACACAAAGTTATAAACTATGTTCGTAGGGTTGACAAAAAGGAAACCTAAAAACAACGAAAGGAGAATTAGATGTCAAAAAATGCTTTTGAAAAACTTATTGATGATACAGGAATTAAGCGGAAAGTAATTGCTGAAAGACTTGATATTTCAAGAAGTTCACTTTACAAGAAAGCTAAAAATCCTCGTAAAATGGGAACAGATGAAATGGCAGAATTCGCTGATGTGTTAGGTATTGACACTGAGGCAGTATTTAATGCCATTTTAAAAACTTAGTTTGTTGACAAATAGGAAACAAAGAAAGGGGTAGATATGGAAGAATTAGCACTGTCAACAGTTGGCTATTTTATAGTGTTAGCTGTTTTGGTTATTGTATTGATTATTATTTTAGCTTCTGAATGTCCTGTTAACATTGATATCGACACTAGTGAAGACAATGAACAAAAAGAAACACCTGCATATCTAAGCAGGTATGGCAGAATTATTCAAATGTAAAAGAAAAACGACTGCGGGAACAGTCGCTTAGCAAATTATTTTACTTAATTATAACACAAAAAAAGAGGTAAGTTATGACACATACCAAATTTAACATTATTACTATTTTACCAGCAGGATCAAAATTGAAAGATGGGACTGTTTTAACAGAACAAACAAAATTCTCATCAGATGAGTTCGAAAAAAATCCATTGATGCTTCCAGCTGATCATCCAGTAAATCAATTTTTACTGAGAATATCGATAGATAGATGGAGGGCAAATTGACAAAGAAAACAAAAACAAAAATTTACTTTTGGTTAAGGCTTGATAATAATTTTTTTAAAAATCTTGCTATTAAGCAATTAAGACGTATTTCAGGCGGTGATACTTATATCATCATATATATCAAGATGATGCTTTTATCACTTGAAACTGAGGGCTTTATCTATTTTGAGGGGGTTCTTGATAACATTGCCGAAGAAATAGCGATGGCACTTGATGAACAGATTGAAGATGTCCAAATGACATTATCTTATTTCACTAAAAAAGGATTGGTTCAAATCGGTGAAGATGGAGCAGAAATGTTACAAGTCCCAGCATTGATTGACCAGGAAACTAATTGGAATAGATACAAAAGAAATCAAAAGAAACTTGAACAATCTAATGAAAGTTGGAAAAATTCCAACCACATTCCAACCAATTCCAACCTTATTCCAACAGAGATAGAGATAGAGAAAGAGATAAAGATAGATAAAGAGATAAAGATAGATAAAGAAAAAGAAGTAGATACTGCAAATGGTGATCAACAACCTGAATATACTTTTTTTGATTTATGTAATGACTTTAAAGAAAATCTCGGACATCGTGAAAAATGGACACCTTTAAGAATGGATGACTTAAGATATTGGAGTCAAGACTATGGAAACGACCTGGTGAGAGAGGCACTTGTTACAGCAGTTAGACAAGGAAAATCATCTTTTGCATATATCGATTCGATTTTAAAAAATTGGGAACGTGATGGTTTAACAACAGTTGAACTTGTTAGAAATCATGAAGAACAAAGAAAAAACAAAATATCCAAACAATCACAACAACAAAAGCCTAACATACCTGATTGGAGCAAAGTAAATGATCCTGATTATGTTGAGAAAACATTATCACCTGAGGAACAGGAAGAGGCTAAGAAAAAAATGCTTGAAAGACTAAAAAAAATAAGGGAAAAAGAGGAAGAATAACATGAGTGAAAATGAAAAAGTGATATTTACTGCTGATCAGGAATTTGAATATAAAAAGCAAGCCGATAGAATGCAAGAATTTTATGAAATGATGCATGAACTATCAGCACTTTCAAAAATACCACTAATCCTTGGCATTGTTGATGATAAAAATCACACCATTGAAATAACAAGTGATTTACTGCATCGTGTATCACATGCAATTAAAGATGTGCTTGATGGCCAAGAACCTGATAAAGCAATGCATTCAGTATTTAATATTGAGGATATTGGTGAATGATATGACAGAAATCATAACTTTTTCCGAACTGCAAAAAAGATGCAGATTGACAAAAAAGAAAAAAAGAAATCAAGTTTAAATATCGGAATGCTGAGGATATTTATAACAAATTTAAAAAGATTGATAGCGATTGGGAATTAATTGCATCTGATGATCTTTTTGAAATTTGCGGTCGTCTATTTGTAAAATCGACAGTTACCGTTCAGAGATTAGTTAAAGATATTCTTGAAAAACGAGAGGCAACTGCTTTTGCCGAACTTGACAATGTGCCAGTTTACAAAAATGGTAACCAACAAATGCAAATTCCTCAGTGGACAGGTGCAGTAGGTTCATATGCTAGAAAATATGCATTACAAGGTTTGTTTGCTATTGGTGAGGATGATGTTGATGATTTATCAAATGAAATTGAGAACAACCATCAAAATAGCCAATACAACAATCAACCACCTCAGCAACCGACACAAATGTCGGTACCGAATAATAACCAACAACAAGCACCGCAGAACAATCAGCAATCTCAGCAAGAGCCATTAATTGATAATTTCCAATTAGATGTTATCAAAAAGAAAATAGTTCAAATTTCAAATATAACAAATGTACCTTTTGAAGTTGTTTCAAATCATATTTTGGTCAGCAATAATTTGAATTCATTTGAACAAGTTGGAATTAATTCTTTCAATAAATTCATTAAATACTTAGATAATCAAATCGCAAAAAAACTAGCTAAAAAAGGAGTTTAAAAAATGGTAAAAGATGTAACAAATAGTGTACCTACAACAATTGATGCAACAATCCCACAATGGAAATATTCAAATGAAAATGTTGTCTTTTTGACAAATGAACAAAAATTGCTTTATGAACAACAAGTAAAAAAAGAGAGCGAGCCTTATCAAAATTACATTTCAACGATTGAAACTTATAAGAGCGATCAAGCTATATTGGCAGCCTTAAATAACAAAGATAAGTCTGTCAATGCGGCAAGATTGCAATTAGAACGGTTATATATGAAACCAATTACAGACCTAAAAAATTGGTTAAAAGTAGCAAATAAACCTATGGATAAAGCAAGAACAAATCTTGATAAACAAATAAAAGAATTTAAACAACGAGACAAAGAGCTCAAGCTATCAACGGTAAAAAGTGTTTTTGAACAACTTGCTGAGGCAGCTGAACTTAATATTCAACTATTCGACAATTATTATAAAGACTTTTTAAAAGCATCTGACTTTAAATCAGATAGTTATGAATTAAAACCAGTTACCATCAAAAAAATCAATGATATTTTTGACAAAGTACAAGCTGAGGAAAACCTCAAAAAAGAAAACATTGAATTAATCAAAGAAAGTGCAGCAGATGCTGAATTGATTTCAACATCATATATCACATTGTTTGAACGTGGTGCAGGTCTTGCTGATGTTTTGAAACAGATCAAAGAAGATGCCAAAGCGGTCGAGTTAGAGAAAAAAGCTATTGAAGAACGACGCCTGGCTCAAGAAAAAGCTGAGGATGAACGAAAAGCAGAGATTGAACGCTTAGCAGCTGAAAATGCTAATGCCAATATTAAGGCATATGATACCGACACAGGCGAAATTTTGGAAGATGACACATTTAGTCACGAACCATCAGAAACTATCGCAGAGGTGCCAAATTTTGAGCCTAGCGAGCCAGTAACTAAAATCTTAAAGATTACATCACACATTGGACAATCACAGATTGATGCATTGTATGAATACCTTGAAGATAATTTCATAAATTATGAAGAATTAGGAGAATAACATGGAATTTATTGAAATTAGCGAAAAAACAAAGCAATGGTCGATTGATAGGAATTTGAACACTGCAAATCCACTAAAACAATTCCAAAAACTAAATGAGGAATATGGGGAGTTGAATAGTGGCATTGCTAAAGATAAACCTGATGTTATAAAAGATAGTATCGGTGATTGCTTGGTTGTGTTAACAATTTTAGCTCAACAGTTGAATATTGATGATATTGATCATTTGCTTTTGTTAGGAAATTCAAATTATTACACAAAAGGGATGGCATCAACAGAATCACTTATCTTGTATGGTTCAAAAGCAATTGGTGAGATGGCCTCAACATTACAAAATATGACCTACAACCCTGGAGCAATTAACAACATTGCAAGAGTTAAATTTGCCATTAGAAACATTACAGGTGTACTTGATAAAATCGCGATCAATTTTGGTTTTGTGACTAAACATTGCTTTGAATTTGCTTATAACGAAATCAAAGACAGAAAAGGCAAAATGATTGATGGTGTTTGGGTAAAAGAGGCTGATCTATGAAAAATAGAATAAAAGAGTTGAGAGAGCAGAATAATCTAACTCAAGAAGAATTGGCAAATAAGATAAACGTTACAAAACTAACAATATCTAATTGGGAAAATGATAAAAATAAAATCAAAAGCGACGATGCGAAAGAACTTGCAAAAATTTTTGGTGTTTCTATTGACTATTTAGTTGGGTATGTCAATGAAAATAAAAATGTTGAACATGATAGTGATTTTGTAAAAATAACAACTGCTGAATTTAATGATTTATGGAAAGCAAGACAAGAATTATATGATTTGAAAATTGCATTAAGAATATTAAAAAATGCAATGGCGTTTGCAACTAATGAAGAAATAGAGGAAAAAAATGATTAATAATGTTGTTTTAGTTGGTCGATTGACCAAGGATGCAGAGTTGCGATATACACCAAGTCAGGTAGCAGTTGCAACTTTCACATTGGCGGTTAATCGTCGAATTAAAGAGCAAAATGGTGAACGTGAGGCAGACTTTATCAATTGTGTCATTTGGAGAGATCCTGCTGTCAATCTTGAAAAATGGACTAACAAAGGATCACTAATTGGTATCACAGGCAGAATTAATACTAGAAATTATGAAAACCAACAAGGTCAGAAAGTCTATGTAACTGAGGTTATTGCTGACAATTTCCAGTTACTAGAAAGTCGCAAGGATAATAACCAAGGGACACCTCAAAATAACCAAGGTTATCAACAGCCTCAGAATAATAACCAACAACCTCAAAATAATTATCAACAAAATAACCAAGGTTATCAACAAACAAACAATCAAGGGTTTAATCAAGGTCAGCAAGGAAGTTTCTTTGATGGCATGACTACAAATCCAATGGATATCAGTGATGACGATTTGCCATTCTAACAAAGGAGAAATGTATGCAAGTATTTGATGGTGCAAAAGTAAAAGAAAATAGAAAAAGATTTAATTTGACACAGTATGAATTATCTGCAATGACAAATATAACTCAGGCTAGAATTTCTGACATTGAACGTAATGTAACGACTGTTAGAAGCGAAGAAATAATTAGTTTATCAAGAGCATTAATATGTGACAAAGATAATTTTTACAGCGATAAAAAAGATGTGAAAGTTATTATGAACACTTTTAAAAAAGGGAAGAAAGAAGTCAATAGCACAAAGCAAAGACAAATCATATCCCCATTCTCAGCATATTCAAAAAATCTCGAATATGGAATTAGAAAACCTGAAACTAAGCAACTTGAATTATTTGATGAAAAATCATTGATTGGACAAGACTTGTCAGGATTTGTGATAATCAGCAATCAAGAATATACAAAGTTACTTGATGCAAAAGAACGTTTGGAAAAATTTGAGAATATTTTTAGTGAGGTAAAAAATGAATAACAAACAATATCATGAAAAAGTTAAAGTTGACTTGCAATGTCCTTTCTGTGGTCACTGCAAAATAATTAAATTATTACCTTTCAGAAAAGCAGTTAAATGTCCATCTTGTGGTCAGAAAGTATTTTTAGAATATGCTGGAAGATTTAAAGGTGAGTTAGATAAACATGATAATTTCTTCCACGCTTATGAACCATTCAAGCTAGACAATATCAATGATGATTTCAGAGGAGTATTTAAGTAATGTGCTGGGAAGTTATTGTGCATAATTTAAAAAGTAAAAAGACAGGTTTTAAAGTTCCTGATGTCCACAGATTTCCAACTAAATCAGAGGCAGAGAAATTTAGAAAACAGTTTATTTCTAAGCCTGGTTATAAAACAGAGATTTGTAAGGTCTCAAAATTGAAAGGAAGTTAGATGAAGTTAATGGTTATTAGCGCGTGTTTGATACTAGCATTCTTAATTCTGTTTGTGAGTTTATCAACGTTCAAGCAGACAAAGTCAGAAAAAGTGGTTTGGTTTGTGCTTGATGCATACGCAACAGGACTTTTATATGTTGTAATTAAAATAATTTTTGGAGTATAAAATGAAAAGTAAATTTAAAAAAATCATAAATCTATTAAAACACCTTGGCAATCTTTGGATATTGATTAGTATTTCAGTTTTGCCAGCGTTTACTTATGTCAAAGTGGATGAAATCGAAAAGAAGATTGATGTCATAGAGCATAAAGTACAAAAACCTACAATCAAATATCAAACAGACTCAGTTGGTGGCATTGGTTATGTATCTGTTAAGGATGGAAATGTGATTACAGTGCCAGGATATGGACAATTTCTTCTAAATGACTCAGAGGCTGCCATTATTCAAGTTGGTGATAAAGTGCCAAGTTATGTGCTGAAAAGAGGTAACTGATGTCAGAAATTAAAATCTTAGATGCTTGTTGTGGCAGTCGACTGTTTTGGTTTGATAAAAACGAAGAACACACCATTTTTATGGATATCAGACAAGAGACATTTAAGCCACTGTTTGGCCAACAAAGAGGCACAACTCACTGGATGACGTTTATGAAATTTGAGCTTACTGGGAATGGGGGATAGGGATGCCTAAATTAATTAATACTGAAGATTTTCAACTGCCAATAGAAGCGCTAGAGGATAATTTAGATTTTTTAAAGAGTTTTTATAATGAAAATCGTTTTGAGGATATGGACAATGCAAAAATTTTAATTGAGAAATATGAGAAATCTATTGAGATTTTGAAAGGCACAGCATGAACGAATTTGAAGAACACCTTTATTACATTTTGAAGAAGAAAGAGGAAGCAAATGAAGATTGAAGATATTGAACGAATAATTGCCGAATATTTAAAGTTTAGAACTGACAGTAATGGATATGCAGTAATTAATGTTGAAGATTTTTTAAAGTATTTTCGTTTTTCGTATGAGCAACTAAATAGCAATGATAATCATGATCATTATTTTGAATGGGTGATTGACAAATCAGGTTATAGACGTAAGTGTAAAAAATGCGGTGAAATATTTTTTGAGGTAATTACAAATGAAGATTGAAGAAGCGCTGTATTTACCAGTAAAAAGAGAGGGTTTTATTTATAGCACAGACAATGGTGAGTGTAAAAGTCATTATAGGACACTTGATGGCGAGGAAGTTTCATCATCATTTAAAGCTAAGACTAAAGAAGAATTGCTCTACCAACCAAAAAAAGAAGTGCCACAGATGATATTTGATGTGATTGAAAGTTTTGATGATGATGTAGATTATTTGCACCAACATATGAGGCGTCAATCTAATGAAGTTAGAGAGTGGCTAACTCACAATGAACGTGATTTTTATGAAGCATGGTTAGCTTATCCAAACATCACAGTCGAAAAAGAGAAGTTGTACACTGTTGAAATACCAAATCCGAACACACCTGCAATTACAGTACTTGCAAGGTCTATCGTTGGAGACGTTGTGATGTGCAACGAATTCGATACTTGTTGGAAAAATAATAGTCGATATCAACTAACCGAACAAGAAATCCGCAAAGATTTCGATTGGGCGTGGCAACAAAAATTTCAAAAAGAGGTAGCAAATGAACTTTGAGTTTTTGCTGCCAAGAAATACAAAAAATGTGGATCTGAACCTGGTCATTAATAGCAATGACAGGTTTCACTTTCACAAAAAGGCGAGGATGACGTCACAGTTGAAGTCATTGGCACATTATGAGGCAATAACATTTAAAGGCATACCGTTCAGCGAGAAAAATCCTTGTCAGGTACATGTTACAGTTTATAGTCCAACAAAATCTAAATTAGATCCACCAAATCTTTATCCAACTGTAAAAGCATTGGTGGATGGATTAACAGTTGCTGGAATTTGGAAAGACGACAATTACAAAATCATACAGTTGATGACTTTCAAATATGGTGGATTAAGCCATAAAAAAGGACATTACAAAATAGTATTAGATATTGAGGAAGTGAAAAATGTTTAAATTATACTTTGAAATTAATGGTGAAACAAAATTACAAAGCGAGCATCAGACTCAATCACAGGCTATCGATGCAGTCAAACAATTCATCAAAGACAAGTCATCATTGCCTGTTAGAAATAACTGGGGTATGCATATCAAAAACAATGAACTGATAATTGATTATGGTGCGCATAATGCAAGATATATCATCAAGGGGGATGTTAAGTTATGACAGAAACAAAAAAGAAGTTGTTAAAATCAGGTTATTAAATCCATATTTTGAAGAAGAAATCGAAGTTTCGGAGTCTTACGATGATATCAAAAATCAACTGAAATACTATGGCCTAGGAAATCTTAATTTCATTACAGTAACTAAAAGAAATTATAATAAAAGGATTGTTGATAACACCATCTTAATAAATCCAAAGAATTTTTCAAGTGTTGAAATTTCAAAACATATCATTGATGGGGATATTAAATTATGACTCAATTTGGAAAAGAAAAAGAAACTATTATCATTGGTCAAGAGGATTTTGATTGATTATAAAAAAGGAGGTTGAAATTGAGTTTAAACAAAACAAGAAAACGATCAATCGAAAAGTCTAAACGTGATCTGCAAAGACATAACAAAAAGAAGATAGAAAAGGCAACTAAACAAATTGCTTTAGCTATAGGTTACTCAAACTCAATAGCAAGAAGTTTGTTTAATAATTTTGCAGAGGCATTTAATGACAAAAAATAGACTAGATAAGTTTTCTACTACATATCGTAAAGAAATCATCTGGTTGCGCTGGTATTTTATGAGGGATAAAAGAGATCCAAGTTTGACTATACTAGAAAAGAAAATAAGTGATTGTATATCATATAGAGACTATCGAACATATAATAAATTTAGTGCAATCAGCAAAATAATTAGTGAAATGATTGATAAAACAGATGATCGGATGGTCATTGCATTGAAAGAGATATATGTTTACAAGAATATATCTGTTATTGGTGCAGCGCAATCTATCCTGTTTTTGAGTCAGACACAAGCATATGTGCATATCAGAGGGTGGTTCGAGGAATTTGAAAACTGTCTCTTTGATAAAATATTTTTAGATGAAATGTATTAAAGGAGATATAAAATAAAAAATGACTGCGAAGGATAAAACGTTAATTTGCCCCTAATTAAAGTAATAAAATTAAATCGCAAGGAAATTCTTGTGATTTTTTTAATAAGTTAGGAGGAATCATGGCAGAATTACAAATTGAGTATATTGACATAAAAAAAGTTATCCCATATGAAAAAAATGCACGCTTGAATGATGGAGATGCAACTGAAAAAGTGTCAGCGTCAATAAGAGAGTTTGGATTTCAGCAACCAATTTTAGTTGATGATAACAATGTCATTATCACAGGGCACACCAGACTCAAGGCAGCGTTACAATTAGGGATTAATAAAGTACCTATTGCACGTGCAGTTGATCTTGATGATGAACAAATCAAAGCATACAGGCTTGCTGATAATAGGGTTGCGGAATTTTCATTGTGGGATTTTGATTTGTTATCAGATGAATTGCTTGAGATTAAAGAAATTGACATGAGTAATATGGGGTTTGATATTTCTTTGGATGATATCACAATTGATATGGAATCAATCGAACCAAAAGAAAATTATTTTGACGATGACAAAGACGACTCAGAGAATCACAGGGATATTACAATTAACCAGTATAATTTATTTGATTATGACGAAGAAAGAACAGATGGGAAATATGATATGCCAGTAATAACAGGCATTGATCATGTACCTATTGATTTACAGGGGTTTAATTATGTATTGAACAAGCCTGATTTTGGGAAAGGAGTTCATTTTTTTCTAGATGACTATCAATTTGAAAGAATATGGCAAAAACCAGCTGTATATATTGAAAAATTGGTAGGGTTTGATTGTGTCTTGAGTCCTGATTTTAGCTTATATCTTAATATGCCGATAGCAATGCAAGTTTGGAATATTTACAGATCACGATTAATTGGTCAGATGATGCAAGACTGGGGAGTTAATGTCATTCCTACAGTGTCATGGTCAACCAAAGAAAGTTTTGATTTTTGTTTTGATGGATTGTCAAAAAATGGCACGCTCGCAATCAGTACAATTGGTGTGAAAAGAAACAATGATCAATATCAGGTTTGGAAAGATGGAGTTGATGAAATGATCAAGCGGTTATCACCAAAAAACATTTTGGTGTATGGTGGCAAGGTTGATTATGATTACAAAGGAATTAATGTTATTTATTACAATAACTCAGTAACTGAAAGGATGAAATCATGGGGGGAAGAGGAGCAAAAATAAAAAAGTCAAAAATAAAAGGATTGGAGACAAGATTAAAATTGCTATGAACAATATCAACTCAAAAAAAGCAAAACAAAAATTTTTGTTTAGTCGTGCACAAGAATTAAAAAATATTAATTCTATAAAAATATCAGATATGGCAAAAGGCTCAAAAAAAACTTATACAGATATAAGTTTAAGATTTTCTGATGGAAACGGTGGTCACTATATGGAATACAAAGTATTTGGAAAATGGACAAAGAAAAAAGGATATTCAAACCTAGATAGAAAATCAATATCTGAAAAAAATAGGATTTTTAATGAATATGCAAAAACACAATCAGTTAGATTAATGAGTGCATTGGCTCAAGAACCAATTATGTGGAGATAAAAAATGGAAAAGAAATTGATAATTGATTTATTTGAAAATCATTTAAACATGATAGACTTAGGAACTCATTTTTTATATAGTGATTTAGAACTGTATAATACTGAGACGTTTGAATCAAAATTTTATAAAGATATTGATGAATTACTGGCAGATAAAGAAATAGTTAAAAAGCTAGATGCAATCGAATTTAATTTTTTGAATGGTGGACGAGGCGCATCAAGCGGTAAAATGGGTGGAGGATTTCAAAATGGCGCTGATCATGGAAAAAAAGACAATACATATTCAGCTAACCCTGCAGAATTTAATGCAGGAGGTAGAAAGCATAATGTTGAAACGGTACTGGCAAAATTTGTTGATAAGTACGGTTCGGCAAAACGTGAATATGGGGTATCTGTTGATGAGCAAGGATTTGCACACTCTTATCGGGTTGGTAATGCACATAGTGTTAGCATCTCAGCCGCAGGTAAGAATCACACGCTAATACATAACCATCCAGGCGGAGGTAATTTTTCAAAAGCGGATTTGCTAGTAATTGCTGGTTCAAACGGAAAAGGGATTGTTGCTACAAATAAAAAAGGTTACTATTCTTTTGAAAAGAAACATAATTTTGATAGTAAAGCATTCACTAAAGCAATCAATAAAGCAAAATGGCCTAAGAAACTTTCATATGATGAGGGTGCTGACTGGTGGCTCAAAAAAAATGCTAAAAAATATGGTTACAGTTATGGTAAAAAATCAGTTAATTACTCAAAAGGTGGAACGGGATATGATAAAGTTGGTAAGTCATGGATGCGTGATGATAACATACCTTTATTTTAAGATTTAGATTTTTTTGAAATGTCTGGATAAGCATCAAATAAAATGTGCGTAAAACTACCCTATAATTTAATTTTAGAATGAAACCATGAGATAAATTCTTATGGTTTTTTTGAATGAAAGGAGGTCATGTATTGCCAAGAGATGGAACAAAAATTTAAAACCTTTGAATAAGCGAACAAAAGAAGAACAAAGGGAAATCCAATCTAAAGGTGGGGTTAATAGTGGCAAGGCTAGAAGAAAAAAAGCTGACCTCAAAAAAGCAATGGAACTGTTAATGACATTAGATGTTCAAGATGGAAAACAAAAAGATGCTTGAGGATATGGGGATGGATGGTCGCAATGAGTCTCTTTTGGCATTGGCAACATTTCAAGCAGCAGTTAAAGGAAATCAGAAAGCAACAGAGAATATCATCAAGCTCACTAATACCAAAGATCAATATGACATCCAGGAACAGAGAGAACGAATCAAATCGCTCAAACTGGATAATAAAGAGCGTGATGAAGTCAACAAAGTTGATAATGAACAAATCATAATTGTTGATACTTGGGCAAATGAGGATGGTGATGAAGAATGATTTTTGACGTTCAAAAAAACATCAATCCACATTTTAAGTCTGTCTGGAAGTCGCCAAAACCTTATAAAGTGCTAAAAGGTGGGCGTAACTCTTTTAAATCGTCTGTTATTGTATTGTTATTGGTTTATATGATGGTACGAGCAAATCTAAATGGTCAAACGGTTGAAATAATTATCGTGCGAAAAGTGGCTAATACTATTTATGACTCGGTATATAAAAAAATTGAGTGGGCGTTAAGAAAATTTGGCATACATGATCAATTCAAAATGACAAAATCGCCGTATAAGATAACACATAAAAAGACTGGATCCACGTTTCACTTTTATGGTCAAGATGACTTTGAGAAATTGAAATCTAATGAGGTTGGTGCTGTAATTGCCGTTTGGTATGAGGAGGCTGCTGAGTTTAAAAATGCAGAGGAATTTGACCAATCTAATAGTACATTTATGAGGCAGAAACACCCTGATTATCCTTATGTAATGTTTTTTTGGTCATACAATCCACCGAGAAACCCTTATGCTTGGATAAATGAATGGGTAGAAGAATTAAAGACCTCAGACAGTTACCTGGTGCACGATTCAAGTTATCTTGATGACACATTGGGATTTGTTACTGAGCAGATGCTAGAAGAAATAGAGCGTATCAAACAGAACGACTATGACTATTACAGGTATCTCTATCTAGGTGAGGCAGTCGGTTTAGGTAACAATGTTTATAACATGAGCACCTTTCACGCGCTTAATGCATTGCCATCTGATGATAAGCTTATTGGCATATCATATGCACTGGATGGAGGACATCAGCAATCAGCAACTGCGGTCTGTGCATTTGGCATAACTGCCAAGGGTAAAGCAATACTATTAGATACCTGGTACTATTCACCAGCTGGCCAAGTGGTAAAGAAAGCACCAAGCCAGTTGACTCAAGAAATTAATGAGTTTATGCAAGGCATTACTGATAAGTATAGAGTGCAGACATTGCAATACACCATTGATAGTGCTGAGGGTGCTTTACGAAATCAGTTTTATCTTGACTTTGCTATCAGGTGGCACCCAGTTGCTAAACTTAGAAAAGTAACCATGATAGATAATGCACAGTCATTACTTGCTCAGGGTAGGTTTTACTATCTTGAAACAGAAAATAATAAAGTGTTTATTTCAGAACATAGAATGTATCGATGGGATGAAAAGACAATACACTCAGATAATCCAAACGTAATCAAAGAAGATGATCACACATGTGACGTCTTTCAATATTTCGTATTGGATAACTCAAGGCTACTAGGTCTTAGGGTTGGGAATAGTTAGGAGGACATAAGATGAGCCTTATAGATAAAGTTAAGAGCTTTTTTAATCGAGGGAGGTATAACATGGAAACATCACATTTAAACACAATCTTGGATCACCCAAAGGTTGCGGTAACAAGTGAGGAGTACAACAGAATAGAACATAACCTTAAGTATTATCAGAGTAATTTTGATGATGTTGTTTATTTTAATTCTGATGGTGATAGACAAAAGAGAAAATTTAACCACTTACCAATAGCAAGAACAAGCGCCAAGAAAATTGCTAGTCTTGTTTATAATGAGCAATCAGAGATAACATGTGATGATGAGGCTGCTGATGAGTTTATCAATAGCATGTTGAGAAATGATCGTTTCAATAAGAACTTTGAACGATATCTTGAGAGTGGCTTGGCACTAGGTGGATTAGCAATGCGCCCATATTTAGATGGTGACAAAATCAGAGTGGCTTTTGTACAGGCACCAGTATTTTTGCCATTACAGTCAAACACTCAAGACATTTCAAGCGCTGCTATTCTCAATCAGACTATCAAGTCAGAGGGTAAGAAAAACGTGTATTACACGCTTGTTGAGTTCCATGAGTGGGTAACTGTTAATGATGAAGAAGTCGGCTCAACTATTGACCGCAATATCTACCGCATCACTAATGAGCTATATAAATCAACAGTTAGTGGTCAGTTAGGTGATAGAGTACAACTAACAGAGTTATATTCTGACTTAGAGCCAGTGATTAGATTAAAAAAATTATCACGTCCACTATTTACATATTTCAAAAACCCTGGCATGAATAACAAAGATATCAACAGCCCATTAGGTTTATCTATATTTGACAATGCAAAGACAACTATTGACTTTATCAACCGTTCATATGATGAATTTATGTGGGAGGTTAGAATGGGACAAAGGCGCGTGATTGTTCCTGAGCAATTGACACAAGTAAAATATCAAACAGAGGATGGAACAATTAAATTTAAGCGCAGGTTCGATGTTGAACAAAATGTCTATACACAAATAGCATCAGGCAATATGGACAACGGTGGCATTGTTGACTTAACAACACCAATCAGGTCAACAGATTATATTGCTGCTATTTCAGAGGGACTAAAGCTATTTGAAATGCAGATAGGTGTTTCATCAGGCATGTTTACTTTTGATGGCCAATCAGTCAAGACTGCAACTGAGATTGTCTCAGAAAACTCAGATACTTATCAAATGCGCAATAGTATTGTCAGCTTAGTTGAGCAAACAATTAAAGAGCTTTGTGTTTCAATCTGTGAATTAGGTGCATTCTATGATTTATATGATGGCGTTATTCCTGATTTAGATGATATCTCAGTCAATCTAGATGATGGAGTGTTCACAGACAGACATGCTGAATTAGATTACTGGATGAAGATGGTTGCAGCAGGATTTGCGACAACCAAGAAAGCAATTGCCAAAGTTCAGAACATTACTGATGAGGAGGCTGAGAAAGAGCTTGCTGAGATTAATGGTGAGTTACCACCTGAAAATGATGCAGAGATGGCATTGTATAGTAATCCTAATAAGAAAGAGGAGCAACTGAAAAACAAAGAGGTTGATTAATGACTGAAAGAAAAACAAAAAGCCAACACTAAACGACCAGCATTTTTCAGATGAGATGAAAAAGGTATCTGATATCTATTCACAGATGCAGATTGAGTTATTTGATAATATGATCCGCAGATTGAAAATCAGAGGTCAACAGGACTTGATTGATAATCCTTGGGTGTGGCAACTTGAAAAGCTCAATGATATGCACATGCTGAATGAGGAGAACCTTGACATCATCGCAAAGCGCACAGGAATAGCTAGGCAAGTTCTAAGGGATGTTATTGAAAATGAGGGATTAAAAGTCTTTGAGGACACTCATGAGCAACTTAGAGATGATTTAGCAAATGCTAAAAGGCCTTATCCATCAAATGATGAAATGATTAGGAACATCGTCAATGAAAGTTTAGGTGCTTATGTCAATCAGGCATGGGATGAGCTCAATCTCATTAACACAACATTGCCAAAAAGCATCCAAAAGGTGTACAAGGATATTGTTGAGCAATCTGTTGCTGAGGTTGTATCAGGAAATAAGACTGCTGACAAGGCATTGCATGACACTATCAGGAAATGGCAGGATAAGAATTTCACAGGCTTTACTGATGCAGGTGGCAGAGAGTGGAGAGCTGATAGCTATGCTAGACTAATCATCAAATCAACAACTTACAGAGTATTTAATGAGATGAGAACAAAGGCTGCTGAGGATATTGGCATTGATACCTATTATTACTCGATGAAGTCAACTGCCAGGCCAATGTGTGCCCCATTACAACACAAGATAGTAACTAAGAACCTTGCAAGATATGAACATGGCATCAAAATCCTATCATTGTTAGATTATGGATATGGCAAAGCTGGAGGTTGCCTAGGTGCTCATTGTGGCCATTACCTGACACCGTTTATTGTTGGCGTTAATGATTTACCTGAATTGCCTGATTATCTCAAAGACTTAACACCTGAGCAAGCTGAGGAAAATGCAAGGGTTGAAGCCAAACAAAGAGCAATTGAGCGTAACATAAGACGTCACAAAGAGAGATTGCATTATGCAACAACGATGAATGATGCTGAACTAATTCAATCCGAGCGCCTACATGTCAGAAAGTATCAACAGAAAGCCAAAGCGCTTGTTGATAACTATGATTTTTTGCACAGAGATTACCAAAGAGAAAAGATATACACATAGTCACCTTAATTGGTGGCTTTTTTGATGTCTAAAACCGTAAAAATGACCCTTTAATTACAAGTATTCTAGAAATGTAAATTAAATCATAACTGAGGGTGGGTGTTGACCACCTAAAAAAGAACTAGGAGGTATGACATGTCATTTACGACTAAGGAACTAATCGAGCTAGGTTTGACAGATGAACAAGCAAAACAAGTCTTTGCTTTGCGTGGAGCAGAAATAAAAGACTCTCAATCAGCATTGGACACTATCACCGCAGAACGAGATAGCCTAAAAACACAGTTGGAACATAATCAGTCAGAAATGAAGAAATTACAAGATGATGTTGAACTTAGCAAAGACTCTAAAGATGCACTTGCTAAATTACAAGCAGAGTTTGACGATTTTAAAAAGACTGCTGATGAAACGTTGCAACAAACAATCAAGACAGATGCAATTAAGCTCGCAATTAAGGATACAGATGCACTTGATACAGATTTGATGATGAAATTGATTGATGTGGACACTGTTGAATTGAATGACAATGGCAAACCTCAATTAGAAACAATTATCAATGAGTTGCAAGAAAGCAAACCATTTTTATTTGCACAAGCTCAAGAACCATCTGAACAAGGTAATAGCAAACCAACTATCTTTAACAATGGCAACCCACCAGCAAACCCTGCTAAGACAGAGGTTGACCCATTTGAGGCAGTTGTTAATAGCTATTTATAGGATAAGAAAGGAGATTAGTTAAATGGCAACTAATCAAGATCAAGCAGCACGTATTTACGTGCCACAATATCGCAATATTCTTAGCACTGTATTTAATGCTAAGGCAGCATTCCGAGGTGCATTAGCACCATTGCAAACATTGGATGGCATCCAAAATAACGCCAAAGCATTCTCAGTTAAAACTAATGCTACACCAGTTGTAATTGGTGATGACTATCTAACAGGTGCCAATGATGGTGGATTTGGTAATGCAACAGGTAAAAAATCACGTTTTGGTGATCTTACTGAGGTTATTTATGAAGATACAGATGTTAACTATGACTATGAATTAACAATTCATGAGGGGATTGACCGTTACACAGTTAACAATGATCTAAATGCAGCACTTGCTGACCGTTTCAACTTACAATCTATTGCACAAACTCGCAAAGTCAACGTTCGTACAGGTAAGTTCTTGTCTGATAACGCTGGTCACGCTGAAACACTTGATGATTTCACTGAGACAAATGTTAAAGCTTTATTTAATAAGATTGACACCTATTACACTGATCTAGAGGTTGATGCTCAAGTAACTGTTTACCTCAAATCTGAGCTTTACAATGCAATTGTTGATATGGCATCTAATACATCAGCTAAAGGCTCAAGTGTATCTCTTGATACAAATGGATTGCTTAAATATAAAGATTTCATTCTTGAAAAGACTGCATCTAAGTATTTCCAAACAGGTGTTCTTGCTATTTTCTCACCTGATGGAATTGTCATTCCGTTTGTTGGTATCTCTACTGCTCGTACAGTTGAAACTGAGGACTTTGATGGTGTTAAATTACAAGCCGCTGCCAAAGGTGGAACTTATGCATTAGATGACAACAAGAAAGCTATTGTTAAAGTTACTGGCGTTGGTGTCTAGGAGGATAAACAATGCAATATAAATCATTAAAAAATATCCATTTTAAAAGCCTTAATAAAGAGGTTATGGAAAATGGAGTTATTGAATTAGATGAAGAATTTGCTGAAAAAGTAAATGAAGATCTAAAACTTACATTTATGGATGTTCCAAAAGTTCTTGTACCTATTGGTGCAGAACCTGCAAAGGTTGAAGATGATGCTGAGGTAAAACCTGCACGCAAATCTCGAAAACCAAAAGCTGAACCACTGGAAGAAGATGCTTAAATAAGGGTGTGTGACACCCTTTTAATTAATGGAGGGACACATGACTTATTTAACTGAGACTGAATTTAAAGAACTAGGTTTTGAACAATTTGATAATTTTGATGCACTTGAGAAAAGAGCAGAAATTGCTATTGATTTGTACACTCAGGGATTTTATTCATACATCAATTTCGAGACTGAAATTGAGCATCGTAAAAACGCGGTTAAGTTAGCGACTGCATACCAAGTGGCTTACTTAGATGCTAGTGGAGTGATGACTGCTGATGATAAGCAAGCGATGGCAAGTTTATCTATTGGCAGAACATCAATCAGCTATAAGAACTCACAAAGTTCAAATGCTGGTCAAAGATTTAACCTTTGTTTAGATGCTGAAAATATGCTAAATTCGGCTGGTTTTAGCCTTGTTGCGAGGGTTGACTATGATAGATAAGAGAATGTTAACAGATACCGTCAAAGTGTCAAAAAAAGGCACTGTGAACGATTTTGGGGATATCACTTATCTTGAACCAGTCACATTGTCAGATGTCAGATTTGACAGAAACATTGGCACAGTCGGAACCAATAACCAAAAGCAAAGACAAAAGCCAAGTGTCATTTATGTTTATCCACAATTCACAAAAGTGATTGTTGATGATAGCTGGATTGATGCCAAAGTAAATGATGGAGACAGAGATTATATGGTGAAAGGTTTTCAACCTAATTACCTAAATGGAAAGCTATTTAGCTATGAAATTGAGGTGATTTAATGTCGCAAGGACTATCTGTCAAGGTTGATGTCGATTTATCAGGTGCAACTAGAAAAGTATCACCTGCATCAGTTGCTAGAGGTAGGGTAGCTATGGCCGGTCAAATGATGATGGATATGGATAGATACATCCCAATGAGAGGTGGAGCGTTAAGAGCATCAGGCTCAATGGGTGGCTCAGGTGAAACCATCAATTATAACACTGTTTATGCTAGAGCTCATTTTTACGGTACTAATGGAATTGTTACTTTTAGAAAGTACACAACACCTGGTACTGGAAAAGATTGGTTAACGCCTGCTAAAGAGGCAAATTTAGAGTCTTGGAAACAGAAAGCACTGAAAGGGATGGGATTGTAAATGCAAAATAACAAAAACTTTCAAAAAGTGCTATTAGATCACATTAATGCAATTCCTGATTTAGGATTGCATGCACGGTTAGACTATTTCAAAGATGATGTTGATGATTTGGTTGTCAATTCTATACCTGGTGGGACTATTGATAAAGAATATTTTGATGGAACCAGAGAGATTTCACTACCTTTTGAAATTGCAGTAAAGAGCAAATCTAATCAATTGGCTAGCGATATCATATGGCTCATCAATGGTGATTTATCAGAGTTTGACCTTGAATTGCAAAGCACTGACCAATCATACAACTTTATGTCTTTGGAAGTAGGAAAACCAGGCATAAACGGACAAGATGAACAAAAGTTCTTTGTCTATACTTTGCAACTTAAAGCAAAGATTGAAATAGGAGGAAATTAATAATGGCACGTTTAAAAAATGCGAAACGTATTCACGAAATTGCGGCGTTTGACCCATTGAAAGGTGGCGCAGAACCAACAGAGTGGCTCAAACTGGCTAAATACATCGAAACTATCGATGATGAAACTGATGAGGACACTGATGATACTGGTTACTATGATGGTGATGGTACACCAGAAGAGACTGTTTTGTCTGTAACTGGTGGATATTCATTTGAGGGTCTGTATGACTCTGAGGATCCTGCTCAAGCACTTATTGCTGGTATGAAGTACAAATCAGGCGATGCACGTCGATTATGGCACCGTGTAACATCAGCGGATGGCAAAAAGCGTTATACACAGATTGCAAATGCATCTGAAATCAAAGCAGGTGCTGGTGATGCAACTGAGTATGAACAGTTTGCTTGTACTCTTAAATGGATTAAAGAGCCTAAAGAAACTGCAGTACCAAGCGTTTAATAAATAATTTTCTAGGAGAACAATATGTCAAATATGATTAATTTAAATTTAGATAACAATATTATCCCAGTCAATTTTGGGGCATTCACACTGGACTACAAGCCAACGGATGCCAAAGAAAAAGAAATGGTGGAAAAAATCAATTGAGTTAAAAGCAAAGGCTAACAAGCTTGATGAACTCGAAAAGGAAGTTGAAAAAGATGAGTCAAAAGAGTTTGAATTGCGGTCAGGTATCAAAGAAATATTAGATGATGTATTCAACACTATGTTTGATAATGCAGATGCACCTAAAAAAATCTATGCCGCCTGTGGAGAAAACACTTGGACTTATCTAAATGCATTTTTACAAGTTGGGGATAACCTCGTGGCAATTAAAGAGGAAAAGGCAAATGACGAAACTTTCAAGAAGTATCTTGCTAAATAACCATGTTTGATATTTCCAAGAAAATTGACGACAAGCTGATACTTAACGAAAAAGAGTATCAGCTTTTTCTTTCATTTGACAATGTATTAAAGGTTTTTGACATGTGGTCTGATGATGAAGTAAATGCATTGATTAAGCCTCAAATAGCTTTGTGTATGCTAACTCAATCATCTGATTTTCAGGATATGAAAACAGATGCTGCAATGGATTTATATGAGCAAGTTTTCAAAGAGTACATCAAGATTGTAAAGCCATCTGATCAAATTGACAGATATGACATCGAGGGCAACATTTTGCCTAAAAAACCTAAAAATACAGATGATGACGATGAAGAGCCTGTTATGTCAATTAAATATGATGGTGAGTTTATATATTCGTCATTTATGCAGGCTTACCAAATCGATTTAATCGAAAAACAGGGCAAATTGCATTGGCAAAAGTTTAATGCATTATTATCAGGACTACCTGATGGAACCAAGATGATTGAAGTAATGAAAATCAGGTCTTGGAAACCATCAAATGGCGAGTCTCAAAAAGAAAAAAGCAAAATGAGGGAATTGCAAGAAGAATATGCATTGCCTCGTAATTAGTAAAGAGAGGAGGTAGATTATGGCAGATGGAAAACTAACCATCCAAGTTGACCTTGATGGTTCAAAAGCGCAACAGGGGGTTAGTAGATTAAAAAGCCTATTGTCATCACTTGGCGATGCATCATCATCAGGTTTTGGTTCAGGGACTAAGTCAGCATTAGGATTTGGTGCGGCAATGGGTGCAGCATCAGCAATTGTCCAAAAAGGCATTGGTTTAATCACTAGCTCAATGGGCGGAGCGGTTAGTCGTGTTGATACCATGAATAAATTCCCTAAAATGATGGAGTCTTGGGGATATTCAACTAAACAATCTAAAGCTGCCATTGATGCCTTATCTAAAGGTATTGATGGGTTACCAACTGCACTTGATGAGGTTGTAGGAACAACTCAACAATTGACATTGATGAATGGTGATTTAAGTAAATCAACTAAATTAGCATTGGCCTTAAACGATGCATTCTTGGCATCAGGTTCATCAGCTGGAGATGCTAGTCGTGGTTTAACTCAGTTCACTCAGATGATGTCGACTGGTAAAGTTGACATGATGGCTTGGAAAACACTTATGGAAACAATGCCAGTTGGATTGCAGAAAACTGCTGAGGCATTTGGTTTTGCAGGTGCATCAGCTAAGCAAGATTTATATAAGGCGTTACAAGATGGCACTATCACATTTGACCAATTTTCAAACAAGCTTATTGAGCTTGATGGTGGATTAAATGGATTTGCTGAGTTGGCACGTAAAAACTCAGATGGTATCAGAACAAGTTTTAAAAATGTTGGAACTGCTGTAACTAAAGGTTTAGCAAACATGATCATGGAATTTGATAATGCGGCTAAATCAAAAGGGTTAGGTGGTATTGCTGAAAATATCAACAAACTAAAAGGTGTCGTTAATTCAGCATTTAGCGGAATGACACCATATATCAGCGGTTTTGTAAATATCATTTCAGATGGGATTGGTAAAGTAAAACAATTTTATTCAATTTTTGAGGGTACTGGTGCAGTTTCTGCTATTCAATCAGCATTTGGTGCAGTAGGTAATGCTATTGGACATGTATTCACATCATTAAATGTCAACAAAAGTACAATTACCGATTTTGCAACAGTCATTGGTGATGCATTTGTTCAGATAGCTGGAAAAATTGAAGATGTCGCAAATTGGATATCAAAATTAGACCCATCAACAATCAAGCAAGTTGCTAGTGCAGTTTTGGGTGCTGTAGCAGCATTCAAAGGATTGAAAACAGGCGCAAGTATTATAAGTTCGATTAGTACCGCATTAAGTGCTTTGTCAGCTCATCCACTTGTTGCACTAGGTGTTGCTATTGGAGCATTAATTGGCTGGTTTATCCATGCTTACACAACTAGTGAGACATTTAGAAATAAAGTAAATGCAGTTGTATCAACAATTGGAAATGTCGCAAAAGCAGTAGGTAACTTCTTGAAAGGTGTTGACCCTGCTTTTATGATGACGGCAGGCGCTGGAATAATTGGGTTACTAGGCAAATTCAAAGCATTTAATTTCTTGAGTAAGTTCAATCCGTTTAAATTATTTAGAAAAAACGCTAAGGATGCCACTGATGGGGTTGGCAAAGATGCTGGGCAATCAAAAGGTATTATTGAGCAAATTTTTTCAGGCATTGGAACAGTAATTGAAAAAGCTGGAACTGGTATCAGTACCGCCGCTCAAGGCATAGGTAAGGGTATTCAATCAGCACTTTCAGGTGTACCTGCTATTGTTACATCTCTAGGTACTGCTATTACAACAATCCTAACAGGTTTAGGAACTGCAATCAGTGCAGTAGCAACTGGTATTGGTACAGGTTTAGCTATTGCTTTCCAAGGGCTAGGTGCTGCTATTGCAATTGTGCCACCAACAACCTGGCTTGCGCTTGGTGCTGCTATTATCATGGTTGGTATTGCATTTGCTATCGCAGGGTCTCAAGCTGATGGAATTAGTCAGATATTCCAAACAGTCGGAAATGTCATTGTACAAGTATTGCAACAAATAACAACAAGTTTAGCAATACTGATACCAATAGTTACCAATGCTTTAACTCAACTAATTCCTGTTGTCGCTGGTGCAATAGCCACCATAATTACTGCCATTGCTGGTGGTATTGGAATAATCGTGACCGCAGTTGCTGGCGGTATCGCTCAATTAATTGTTGCAGTTGCGACAGGATGGTCAATGATCATTACTGCGATTTCAGGAGGTATAGCTCAAGTTGTTGGAGCATTTAGTGGATTAATTAGTGCAATAGCTGGACTTGTCAGTGCATTTGGTAATGCATTCCAATCAATGGGGCAAGGAGTCCAAGCAGCCTTAGATGGTGTCGCAAATGTAATTAGATCATTTGCTGATGTTATATCAAGCGTATTTGATGGGGCTGCTAATGTCATAACATCATTTGGTAGTGCTGTTAGTGGTGTCCTTGATAGTATTGCTGGAATATTTGACAGCATTGGTTCAGCTGCTCAAAGAGCTGGGGCTGGATTTAAAGCACTTGCTCAAGGTGTTGTTATGATTACTAATACAAGATTGGGTGATATGGCTGCATCGTTAGCGGCTGTTGCAACTGGAGTTGGTAGCATTGCCTCACAAGGTGCAGGTCTAGCAACAGTTGGTTCAGCAATGATTCAATTAGGCATGGGAATGACCATGTTATCAGCAAGTGCAAGCATGGCTGTTGCAGGTATGGCAGGTATTTCATCTGCTATAACCTTGCTAAAAACATCTATTGCCAGCTTGCCTACAACTTTAACATTAGCATCATCAGGATTCACATCATTCAGTGCACAAGTAATTGCAGGAATGGCTGGATTATCAGCAGTTAATGCACCAATTGCTGCTCTTAAAGCTCAAATTTCAGGTATCACACCAGCTCTTGTCATGGCAACAATCGGTTTCTCTATGTTCAGTAGTAAAGCAATGGCAATGGGTATTGGACTTGGATTTGTTGCAGCTGGATTGGCAAGAATAGGTTCAGCATCAAGCTCAGCAACAGCACAAATTTTAACAATGTCAAATGCATGCTCAACTATTTCAACAGCATTTACTTCAATGCAGGGCAGAGTCCAAGCAGCTATGCAGGCTATTTTAAGCACGGTTAGATCTGTTGGATCACAAATGCAATCACAAGGTACACAAATTGGTCGCAATACTGCAAACAATATTGCTAATGGTATTAGAGGTGGCATAGGATCTGCATCAGGTGCAATGCATTCATTGATGTCGGCAGTTCGTTCAGCTGGTATGTCAGGTGTCGGTGCAATGCGTGGAATTGGTGCAATGATTGGCCAAGGTTTAGCAGCTGGTATGATGTCAGCCTTGGGTGCAGTAACTGCGGCAGCAAATGCTCTTGTTGCACAAGCTGAGAGAGCTGCTAGAGCTAAGGCGATGATCCACTCACCATCTAGGTTATTTAGAGATAATGTTGGTCGCTGGATTCCTAGAGGTATGGCTGTTGGTATAGAAAAAAATACTAAGTATGTTGATAAATCGCTTAATGATATGTATGCAAGAGTTAATGCATTCAATTACAAAGCTGAGGATGTTATTGGTTTTGGTAATACTAAATTTACCAAAGTTGTTCAAATCAAGACTGACATTGAACAAGCGGTCAAGGCCAAAGTTGAAGTGGCCAAACAAAAATCAGATGAACTTGTTGGCAAAGCACTTGATGTTGCTAGAAAAGCGACTGAACAACCAGTGCATGTTGATATTGATGGTCAAAACATTGCCACCGCAACTAAAAACGAGACTTATAAAGTCCAAAAAGAAGTTAAAGAAAATATTGATAGAATTGAGGGATTATTTGCATGAGTGAGTTAACAGTTAAATTTAATAGCATTAATTTGTCACAATTTTTCAGAGTTGTTGACATTGATAGAGCTGATCAAAATCAAATTGTTCTCACAGTGAAAATGAGAACCTCAGACAGTCGGTCAATGCAACAAGCCAAGCGAGATCTTCGCAAGATATTAATGACTAGTAGTTATTGTGAGCTCATCTTTTCAGATGAGCCTGAGCTGCTATATTATGCCAAGGTCGTAAGTCCGTTTGATGAGTCAAATGGCATTTCATGGTTTCAAGAGGTAAAAATTAAATTCCAAACATTGGATGGATATGCTTATAGCACATCTTATGAAATTATTCCATCCGATAAGATAACAACATCAAATAACATTGTTACTGTTGAATTTGACAATCAAGGTTCAGCATTAGCATTACCAATTATCGAATTGACAAACACATCTGAAAATGGATTTGTTGGGGTTACTGTTGATAACAGTAGCCTTGAAATTGGTAATGTTGAAGAAGTTGACACAGTTCAGGTTCAAAAATCAGAAATGATGGTCGATTTCAAACCGTTCAATGCTCAAGGGATGTTATCAACAGGTGTTCAGGCTGTCGGTGTTGCCAATGATAAGAATCAATCTCAGACAGGGACACTGAACATTGTTAAAAGAACAAACGGAACTAGTGATGTTGACTGGATTTATTTGTCAAACCCAGGAACAGCAGCAGGATATGGATTAAATGGCCAATCACTAACATTTTCAGCAAAAGCTGATGCAAATGGAGAGGTAGGAACCTTATTTGACACAATCTATTGGAGGCAAATTTTTCATACTGGTAGACTTACTCAACAATCAGCAATCAAGGTGATGGTTTCAGATGCATCAGGAAATTTTTTATATGGGGTTGAGACAATCAAACGCTCAAACTCAAACATAACAGAGTTCAATTGCATGATTGCTAATCCTAGCAACCCCAAAGGATATGACTTTGTTAAAAGGACTACATTTTTAGCTAATCATATATTGAAAGAAAATCCGTTTATGAATGCAAATGGTCACATGGCAATGTATAGGAATGATGATATTGTTACATTTTATGAGAGAGGTTACTCAAAACATCAGTCTGATTATTTAAAAGGTAAAAAGAGTGCAAAAGTAAGTGTATTCTTGCTCAAATATGCTAATAAATCGCAAGTTACTGATATGTTTGTTTCTGATTTCATGTGGCAAAAACACCATGTCCCTGGTATAAGAGATGTTCCAAATAGATATACAAAATATTCAAAAATAATACTTGATAATGAGATTGGAAAAGTGACAGTTGATGGAATGCCTGAACAAACTGTGTTGGGTTCAGAGTATATCAAGTTGCCACCTGGTATCTCAACCATAAAATTATATTTTTCAAGTTGGTTGACATCATTGCCATCAATAAGTCTCAAATATAGAAAGAGGTATAGATAGTGCAGATTACTTTTTATGATAAAAATATGTTTGAAACTGCGGTTGCAGACAATGCATTAATGAATGCAATAAAAATCAAAAAAGCATCCCTAACCTCGTTATTTGAGGAGGCAACTCATCAGGTTGAGTTTGAATTTTCAAAAGAGTTCGGTGAATGGTGGGGGATCAAGGAAAATGGCTATTTAGCTTTTAGATTTAAAGGTGATTTTTTCAGGTTCTCGATCGTCAAATTCAAGGAAGATGCAAAGACCAATACTATAACTATTGTTGGTGACTACTTTAATTTAGAAATGCTAAACGAAAACTGTATTGCTTATGAAAAGCAACCAGCTAGAACAATTGTTCAGCATCTTACTGCGATGGAGATTTTGCCTTATGCAAACTTTGAAATTGGTGTCAATGAGCTTGCAAATAGCACTAGAGTTCTAACATATACAGGTGATGAGGTTAAATATAAACGTTTAATCTCTACCATCAATAATTTTGGTGGTGAGTGTGAGTTTGAAATCAAGCAAAAAGCAAACGGTCAATTTGATAAACTTATCCTGAATATCTACAAAGCAAACGATGGTGTTAACTATCAAGGTGTTGGTCGTAATAGACGAGATTTAGAAATCACTATTGACAATTCAAATAATGTTAGTCGTATGGTTGACTCAACTGAAATCAAAACATCAATTGAGCCAATAGGTAAAGATGGTCTTAGGTTAGGTAATAGAGGGACAACTTGGAAAAATGAAGATGGCCAAGTTGAGTTTTACCAAAAAATAACCGTATCTATGCACCATTAGCAGCTGATGAAATGCAAAGAGTTTTAGATAGTGACAAGTTTTTGCTTTGGAAACAAAGCATTGACACTGACAATGTCGCAAAACTTGAAAGCGAGGGTCTTAAGTGGCTCAAAAATGTTTGTTATGCCAAAGAAAACATCGAGGTTTCAGGGTCTTTTGATGTCAGGGTTGGAGACACTGTAATTCTAAACCATAAAGGAATTGGGAAGTATGGAATTTTAGGATCACTGCGCGTGACTAAAATTGTTTGGGACTTGCTGACTGAAACAAACGAGGTTACATTTTCAAATTTCAAACGCTTAGCATCTAAAATATCAGCTCAAGGATTGGCTTTGCAAAATAGCATAGAAAGTCCTGCAAGCTATGATATAGCATTCAATACGACTGCTGGACAAGTCTTTAAAAACAACACTGGAGTATCAACAGTATCATTCAATTTCAAAAAGAATGGTTTGGATGCTGCTGTAATTGGTCAAAGATGGTATTCAGGAACTCAACTATTATCAACAGGTTTAGAATTCATGGTCAAACCTGCTAATTTAACCAATGATTTATTGACATTGAGATTAGAGGTTGATGTTACCACTGGAATCACATTCAGCAAAGAAATCACTTTCTTGAATGTAAATGATGGTGCAAAAGGTGATACAGGTAATGGGGTTGTATCAACTGAAAATTATTATTTAGTATCAGCTAGCAAAACAGGTATCACCTCAACGACTGTTGGATGGGTTAGAGATATACCTCAAATTGCAAGTCCAACAAATAAATATCATTGGCATTATCATGTTGATATTTACAGCAATGGAACGAGAAAAGAGACAATACCAGCAATTATTGGTATCTATGGAGATAAAGGTGCAGATGGAGTTGGAATAAACTCATCATCCATAATGCATGGTGTTTCAGCATCAGCAACTGTACAGCCTACAAATTGGACAGAGGCAATGCCAGTTGCAAAACAAGGTGAATACTTATGGAAAAGGAAAATCACAGATTATACTGATCCAAGCAAACCAGATACCATTGAATTGACTTACAGCTATCAGGGAAAAAATGGTAGTGCTGGAACATCTTTAACAGTATCAAAAACTGAATATCAAGCAGGTACATCAGGTACTGTTGCACCAACAGGAACATGGACAATAGCAATCCCAACAGTTGCAGATGGTCAATTTCTTTGGATGAAAGCAACAATGAGTGACAACAGTACGATAATTGTTCCAACAAAACAAGGCGCAAAAGGTAAAGATGGTAAAGATGGTATAAGTGTAACTAATAATATTCCATCATATGTTTTATCAACAAGTGGCACAACAGCACCACCAACTGGATGGAGCTCATCGATACCTACTTTAATCAAAGGTCAATTTTTATGGACAAAAAACGATCTAACTTTATCAGATAGCACAACAAAAACAAGTTATTCAGTTACTTATATTCCAAATGATGGGATCAATGGTCAGACGCCTGTTGTGCATACTGCCTACGCTAACTCTCAAAATGGAGCAGTTGATTTTAGCATCACAGATAGTACAAATAAACGTTACATAGGTCAATATACTGACTATACAAGTTCAGACAGCGCAGACCCTACAAAGTATAAATGGGTTGATATGGTTGGTAGTGTCAGCGTTGGTGGAAAAAATTTACTATTAAATTCTGATTTTGAAGTTGCTGAGAACAGAACAGCGTTTACTGTAGCAGGGGTTACTTATTCTCAAGGTCCAAGATATTGGTCAACGTACAATGGTGGAATAACTAATGCAACAACATCATATCATTCTTATTTAGGAAAATATGGGGGACGTGATAACGTAGTCATATTCAACGAATCTGATGGTACTAGAAATTGGAAAGCTATATCTTTTGGTTTAAATGATAGAATGCCACAAAACACGAACGATTTTGTATTTTCATTTGATAGCTATTCTACTGATATGAAAACTAAAATATTTGGTGGTATATATTACGTAAACAAAAGCACAGGTGCTTTCAATTTTCACGCAGGCCAGTACACTATTACACCTACGAATATTAATACGTGGGAACGATTGTCCGTTAAAGTACCATTTGATTTTAGTAATTGTGATTATTCAAAAGGTATTAGTTTTTATATTTATGGATACGGTTTCTCTTCCAATGCAATTCATGCTATTGATAAAGTCCAATTAGAAAATGGAAACGTATCATCAAACTATGATATTGCACCAACGGAAAGACAAGCCATATTAGATGCAAAAATCGATGCAAAAGCTGACCAATTGCTAACACAACAACAAATCCTAGCATTAGAAGAAAAAACAACTCTTGAGAGAGAGAATGCAATTGCTGAGGCAATGCAAAACACCATTTCTGAGGTTGAACAAAAATGGCAACTTTGGTATGACACAAATGCTAAAGATGAAAAACAACAAGTCGCAAATGATATAGCATCATTAATGCAACGAACAGCTGAACTTGATTATAAATTAGGTGAGGCATCTGCAAAATTCAGTTTTATCAATAATGAAACAATCATTGGTGAAGATGGTGTTGCTATTGGTGATAAAGCAGGTAAGGCAAAACTGTTTATGTCAGGTGATAGCATCTCTTTCTTAACAAATGGTGTTGCTCAGATGACACTTACAGGCGACACGCTTTCAATCAAAAATGGTTTGTTCACAGAACGCATTCAAATTGGGAATTTTGTTGAGGAAGTGTATGACAAAAATCCATTGTTTAATGTCATCAGATCAATCAAAAATAGTTAGGAGGGATAAATGGGAACATCAAATTTTAGTGGCTCATGGGGTAACAATCTAACATTGGAAATTATCTCAGGATGGAACACTCAAAGCACTATTGATAATAAAAGTAAATTAAATGTACAGGTATTCTTGAGTGCATCTAGTTATGCTATGATTTCAACTGCTGAGAAGAAACCACTCACGATGACAATTGATGGTGGTCAGGAAATTATACAGATTAATCCATCTATATCTCAAGGTCAAAGAAAGCAACTATTAAACAAAGAGTACACTATCAATCATAATGCTGATGGGACAAAGCCTCAGTTTAATATCTCGGCAAAATTTGATATTAATATTTCAAATTATGGTTCAGCAACAGCAACTCAAGCTATAAGACTCCCTGATATTAAAAGAGCAAGTACATCAAGTAATATTTCAGGTGCTATTGGTGCAAGTGTCACAATAAATATCACAAGGCAGAGCACAGCATTCAAGCATAATATCAAGTATGGTTTCAAGGGTTCAACTGGGACTATTGCAACAAATATTGATACATCGTATGCATGGACTATACCAGCAAGTTTTGCATCATTGATGCCAAATGAAATGTCAGGTACTGGAAATCTTATCATCGAAACGATGAGTGGAACATCAAAAGTTGGTGAAACCAAGTATACAATGACAATCAGCATTCCAAATACTGCCACTTTCAAGCCTACACTTTCAAGCATCACATTGTCTGATACAAATACAAAAACAGCAAGTCTAATTACTGGTAATACCTTTGTTAGTTTGTTGAGCACAATCAAGGTCACATTTGGTTCAGCAACAGGGAATAATAGTTCAACTATTGCATCATACAATGCAGAAATTGTTGGTAAAGGATTAGTGACAAATGGCCAAAACAGCACTTTTGGACTGATTGATTTTGTCGGTTCAGCAACAGTTAGGGCGACAGTTACAGATAGTAGGGGGATGACAAGTGCACCTGTTGATATACCAATAAATGTCATTGATTATTTCTTGCCAATTGTGACAAATCTCAAAATTACAAGAGCACAATCTAATCCTAATATCTTTCAATTATCACCTATTGTAAAAATTGCACCTTTGATGGTTGGTGGAGTCCAAAAAAATCAACTTAAAATCACAACATCAGTTGCACCATATGATACTAAAGTTTATACAGTTGATAATGGTGCAGCAACAGGTGTATGGTCAACAATTTCAGAGATGACAGGTGGATTGTTAAATCTTAGTGGTTCATATGATAAGAGCAAAACATGGCTTGTTAAAGTTTCAGTTTCAGATAGTCTCAATCCTGCATCTGAATCAACTCAATCAGTATCAAGTGAATTTGTATTAATCTGTAAAGCACCAAAAGGCGTTGGTGTCGGTAAAATTTGGGAACGTGGGATTGCAGATTTAAATGGTGATGTCTTTATTAGTGGTAAAACTGAGACAAAGTCATTGGTTGTTGATGGATTTGCAATCACTAAACAAATCATCTTTGATATAGCTCATCCAGTTGGTGAGATATTTGAAACAAATGATCCTAGAAATCCAAACGTTTATTTTGGAATGGGGACATGGGTTAGATATGGTCAAGGTAGATCACTTGTTGGTGTAAATGAAAATGATCCTGATTTTGCGACAGTAGGTAAAACAGGTGGAGAAAAAGCTCATACTCAAACTGTTGCAGAAATGGCAACCCATGCTCATGGATTTAGAGGTGGTGGTGAGAATAACTATGTTAGAGTTGAACCATCTAAAACTTATGGTTACTCAGGTAATTCTGATAAAACAACCAATGCATCAGGTGGAGGGCAACCTTTCAATGTTATGCATCCATATATCACAGCTTATATGTGGTTGAGAACAGCGTAAAAATACCCATATTATTAATAGATAATAGAGAAAGAAAGGAAATTGATTATGTTAAATATTACATCAAAATATCCTGACCAAATGCCTGATGGCTCAGCTGTTGGAACAAAGGTCATTATTGACGGTACCGGAGAGCATGCTGGATGGCACATTCCACTTAATATGCCATCAAATGCAATGTCTATGGATCAATCAGAATTAATTAAAATTGCTGAGGAACAAATTCAAATGGCTTTAAATCCAGGTCGAACATTAGCAGAGAAATTTGCTAAATTACAGGAAACTCTTGAATCAGCTGATAAGGCAAATCAAGATAAAGTTGACAATGCTGTTGCAGAAATGACATTGTTAATCACATCAACTTTAGGTTCAATCGGTTCAGTTTAATGGAAAATATATTAAACCTAATAACCACAATATTTTATATGTTAAAGATAGGAGAATTTACTATGGTATTCACTACAAATCATTTGATTGTTGACGTTTGGTATCGCCGAGTTCGAGACGGTATTTGCACTTTTGAACAAGTTCCAAATTTGTTCAATTTACGAGATGTTGTCAAACAACTGTTAGATCAGAAAGTTAATGAGGCTGAGTAATAAATGGGTATTGATTTAGTTGCATTAGTTCATGTTTTTAAAAGTCTGTTGACAACTTTTGAAATCCATTTCTTGACCTTTGTCATTGCAATGGACATTATAACAGGCATATTAAAAGGATTCAAAAACAAAAAAGCAAATAGTACAAAAGGTTTAGAGGGTGTTATTAAACATTTTCTAGTATTGATGCTTGTTTATATTTGCTATCCATATTTGGTGCTGCTAGGTGCAAAACTGATTGCAGTAGCATTTACATATTTTTTTATTGCAGTCTATGGCATCTCATTTACAGAAAATTGGGGTCAATTAGGTTTACCTTTGCCTAGATATGTTAAATTATTCTTTGAAAAGCTCAAACGTGAGGCAGAGGATTTTGAGATTGCAACTATCAAAATTGACCAATCAGGTGTCAAAGTACATACAAATAGAGCTGACTTAGAGCAAAAAGAGGTATCTGAAAATGTCTAAAATTAAATCAAGTATTGCTGAAATGAGACGATTGCAATCTATTCCAGTCCATTATGATATGGGTGATAGATATGCAAATGATGCTGATGGAGATGGTAGAATTGAAATGGATTGCAGTTCTGCTGTCTCAAAGGCATTAGGAATTAGTTTATATAACAATACAGAAAGCTTGCAAAAAGTGTTGCCTACCATTGGCTATCAAAAAATCCATGATGCAGTTGATGGAGTATTTGATATGCAAGAGGGTGATGTTGCCATTTGGGCACCTCGTGATGGTTCGAGCTCATTAGGAGCATTTGGGCATGTATTGATTGCAACAAGTCCAACGACAGTTATTCATTGCAACTATGGTTCAGATGGCATTACAGAAAATGATTACAATTACATTTGGGATCTAAACGGTCGTCCTCGTGAAATTGTATTCAGAGAAAATGGATCAGCTGATCAGCAACCAGCACAACCTCAGACACAGTTTGAAAAAGAGCTTGCTGTTGATGCACGATTGAAAAAGTCTGAGAAACCATATTATGAGGCTACATTATCAGAGGATTATTTTGTTGAGGCAGGAGCGACAGTCACAGCACAAGACAAGGAATTCCTCAGAGCAGGGACTCGTGTCAGAGTTTATGAAAAGCTCAACGGATGGTCAAGAATTAATCATCCTGATAGTGCTCAATGGGTTGAGGACAAGTATCTTATTGATGCTGAGGAAATGTAAAAACAAATAGGTTGGAAAGAGTATCTATAATTAGTTAAAACTAATAATATTCTATAAAATTATATTGACAGTCTACTTTATTTAGTATAAAATACTAGATTGTTTTGATAAAAAACTGTTGACTAACAAAAATTTATAATGTAATATAAAGATACAGAAATCAAAAACTTCTACCGTCTTTGTTGTTCTGTGTTGTTCCTGTCTACCTCTCTCCAGGTAGTAAACAAAAAATGTAAAAGGATAATATATCCGACTTCTAAAAAGCACAGTTTGCCGACTGTGCTTTTGCTTTTTATTTATAAAAAGAACAGGCTTGCCGACCTGTTCTTAAACAAAAAATGTAATGCGCAAACTATCTTTTATGTCGATAGTCATGCACAACATCAGCTAGAATGTTTGCTGCGAACGAGACAGCAAATGCGCCAGCTAATGCAAGGATGGCATCTACCATAGTCCAACCTCCTTTTTAAAAATTGCTATTTTACTGGTAGCCCCAGCCCATTTAAACCAAAGGTCTATTTGTTAATAATTATTATATATTATTATTAGAAATAAAGGAAGCTGATTCTCTGAAAAAACAAGTATGATACAAAAAAACTATCACAATTTTGTGTTATTTTTTTATGTCCATTAAAACGGACATTTTTTTAAAATGTCTGAAATAACAGACACTAAATATATAAGTGTTTTATGTACATTTATTGAGATGCTAATGGTTATTCTTATTATTTCTATACTGATGCTCTTATTTATTCCAAATTTAAACAAACAAAAAGAAAAAGTCTTGGATACCGGAGGAGAGGCTCTAGTTAAAATAGTTGAAAATCAAGCTGAACTCTATGCATTGAACAATGCTGGCAAAGTGCCATCATTAAATGATTTAAAGAGCAATGGAAATTTAACAGAAAAGCAAATAACCGCTTATAATGATTATTATAAAAAACACAGTGATAAAATCCCAAATGTTAAATAA